ACTTCTACTGAAGCACTAGAAACATCTAATTTTTTAAGTGTACATGTTCCTGATGTTGATGATGTTAATGTATCATTAATAGCAAAAGTACCTGTTACATCTTTTATTTTTAATAGACCTCTATCTGTATCAAGACTAACAATTGTACCAGAACCACCTGATGAACTTGTAATATTATTTGTTGTAAGAAATGTTCCTGATATACTTGTTACAACTGCATTATTAAAAAATCCTAATGTAGGTGGTGTTGGTGACTGTTCATAACTTCTACCTAATTCTACAGTTTTTACTTTTACAATTTTACCAATATCATCACCATATGCTTTTACAACTGCACCACTTCCTGTTGATGAAGTGACTGATACAGTAGGTAGTGATGTATATTGATTACCACCGTTTGTTAAAAATAATTCATCTATTGTTTGTAGGTCTGTAAACTTTTCTTGTAATAATCTAATTCCTTCGTATGGGTCACCTCTTGTAGTTTCTTCTTCAAGTACAATTCTATCTTCGACACCTGTAGCAGAAGCTGTGCTACCATTCTGGTCAGCAATACCACCATTTACAACTTTTACAAAACCAGCAGCGTTACCGCCACCTGTGTCTGTATTGGTAAATGTTAATAAGTCACCAATGTTATATCCTGTTCCTGCATTATCAATAATAATTTCTGTAATAGAACCAGGTCCAATTTCTTCTACTTGAAATAATGCACCCTCTCCGCCAGCAGTTAATGAAATTGTATCTGTAGTAGAGTTAAGTGAACCATCATTTGTAATATTTTTATTACCTGGAATACCAGTTATATTTGCTTTGATAAAATAATCGTCACTATCACTTGTAGTACCTGTAATTTCTTCACTAACTACAAATGTGCCTAGAATACTATCAGCATTTAAAATTAATTGTGTTACTGTACTATCACCAATTTGAAACTGTGATGTGTTTTCTACAATAGCAGTTGCACTAGATGTACTACCTGTTATTGTTCTACCAACTAATTTATTAGCGTCACCAACAGAAGCAATAACTCTTAATACTTTTAATGAATCAAATTGACCATCTGAAGCTTTAAGCATTTGTTCTCTAGGATATATTGTTTCAGAATTTTCACCAAACAATATTCTAAAAAACATTTCATGGCCACGAACAGAACCTTTTGCTCTGTACATTGACTTAATATTTTTTATTAATTTTCTTTTATCTACACCAGCTGCTGTTTGTTCAGGAAGAGTTGCTAAAAACTCATCTCTCATATTTGTTAAAAAATAACTTATGACATTATCGGGGTCCCTAAAATTAACCAAATCAACAATGTTATTTACTGGATTAGGTTTATAATTTGTTATATTTGCTTGAGCACCTGAACTTGTTCCTACAATAACCTCACCAGACACAAATTTATCTTGTGATGTAATTATTAATCTATTGTTTGTAATGTCTTCTACAAGAACTATGGCTGTTGATTTTGATGTTTGACCTGTAACAGTTTCATTTCTAGTAAATTTACCATAAGTAGATTCTTCTAAAAGTAATTTATCACCAGCGTCAAGTAATGTTCTAGCAGTATCTTTACGACTAGAGTTTAAAACTAGATTGTTTGATTGACCTGTTTCTGATTGAAGTAATATACCATCTGTGCCTTCGATAGTATCAATTGATAATTCAGCTGACTCTAAAAGTTGATAATAGACTTTAAGAAATTCGGCAAACTTAGGGTGGTCAGCAACAACGAATTCTGGTAGTTGGCTGTTAAGTATAGTTGAAATTTTATCATTAAATTTTGCCATTATTCATTAGTAACTTGATGTTGTCGTATAGCCTACGCCAGCGTCAGCGGAACCTCCTACAAATGAATCTGATTCTACAGTTATAGTAGAATTAGAAGTGTCAATTTCTATAATTTGGTCTCTAACAGGAACAACATCATTTGAGTTTGGTGTTACTGTTAATTCTATTGTAGTTGATGTAACACCTCTAATATTTGATATTGAAGCAACATTTAAAGAGTTTAGTGTAATTTGACCTGTATCATAATCAATTGTACCTTGTGTACTATTAATATATGTTCTAATACCTGAAGCAAGATAATAAAGTCTTACATTTCCTGAACCATCATCATCTAAAAACATTTCATTGTCATTACCATCAATTTTAAAACCTGTAGAAGTTAAAATACCACCACTTGCCATATTATGTCCTGAATGAGGATTAAATAATGAGTTTCTAAAATAAATATCATACTTATTAGATGATAGTAATGTAGGTGTAAATTCTTTTCTAATTTTAATTGTTGTGATATTAGATAAGATACTATTATCTACAGCGTCAATCAAACCAGTTAATTTTGAATGTCTATAAACTGAGTCGAACTTTTGTAATGTATTTGTGTTGTAATTAGTAACAGCTGTTGTAATTTCTGATTTTAAAGTATCACTTGATTTAGTTGTTGTGCTTGTATTGTATTTAACAGTTGATGTTAATAATACCGAAGTAGTTTCGGGGTCAACAATTTGAGGTGCTACTGAAGCAACATTATAAGGTTTTAATTTATTAACAATATCCTGTTTTGTTGTTTCTGTTAATGTAGAACCTGAGGCTGCCTTAATACCTATTTTAACAATACCATATCTTGGCGTTTCATCATCTTCTCCACCCCATGCACTTACCGATAATGCATTTGGATAAATTGATTGTACTAAACTTTCGTAATCTGTTGTTGTAACTGCTCTATCTTGAGCTGCATATTGTAAAGGTGCGTTATGTCTAATTGATTCATCTGATTCGCTTTCTGAACCACCTTGTGAAATTGAGTTGGTAACAATAGTAACATCTGTAAAACCACCAATATTACCTGATAAAGTAAATGAACTTGCATTATTTGATAATGTTTTATTTGTAACAATGTATTCTAATATCACTATATTTCCATCATTTACTTTCTTACCATTTACACCATCGCCAAAGTAAACTTCAAATTTACCATCTTGACTTTCTTGTATAAAATAAACTTTAGAGTCTGCGTCAACATTATTATAACCACCTGCTAATGAATATGTTTCTGTAGTTGTGTCACTAGAACTGTTTTGAATTTTTACTAATAAAGTTGAAGTATCAATATTAGCATTAGGTAAAACAAATTTTTGGTCTACATCTGTACTGTCAACAGTATATTTAAATGTAACTAGAGAGCCTTCGCAAATAGTAACATCTGAAAATTTGTAAACACCATCAACAGGTGTAGTTGTAACATCTGAATTTGTCACATATTGATATGATATATCATCAACTGTTGTTGTAAACACGGTGCCTTTACTCATAGTAACACTCGTACCTGTACCATTGTTAATTGTAATATCAATAGATGATTTTGGTGCTCTAGGTGATGATGGCGTATAACCAATCATCTTTGCTAATGATACAATATTATTTCTTATATCAGCACTATCAAGGTATAACTCATTAGTAGCCATGTTGGCTAAGTAAGCAAGATAATGTGTATTGTAAGATAAAATATCTAAAAGAATACTTAGAGAACTACCATCAAAATCATAATCTTGAAATTGTGATTGACCTTGTAAAAAAGATTTTAAGTTTAGTTTGATTGCGTCAAAATCGTAATCTGAAACTACTAGTTTATTGGACATTTATTATCTTACCCTTTGTAAAAATGTAGATACTGTTTGTGGACCTGGTACGCCCACTATATAAAAATAAATATCAACAACTAATCTATTTCTATCTTGGTCATCATCAACAGCAACATTTTGTAATTGTATTCTTGGTTCGTGGTTAATTAAAACCTCTTCTATTTTTCTTTGTAAAAATACTTTCGTCATTGGTGTAAAAGGTTCAAATAACAACTCTCTTATACCACAACCTAATTCTGGTTGAAAAGGTCTCTCATAATAATTAGTCTGCACTAGATTTCTAACTGACCTTTTGACAGCTATAACATCTTCTACTACAGTTACATCATTTGTAACTACATTTCTAGTAAAGTCTAAGTCAATATCCCTAAATGCTCTGGAATTTCTTGTACTCTTACTTTGTGTTTGTGAATCATAAACTGCCATACGGATATTTATACACTACCCGCTAAAGACATTTGGAGAACCTGCATTTAATTTAACACCACAACTATAACTATCGCCTATTCTTGATATACCTAAACTATTAACAAAAACGGTTGTACTAGCTGCTGATAAGTTTGTTGAATGAGGCACACATAATACAAAACCATGTGGTGTGTTAGGGTCTGTTAATCTGTGAACTGATATTGAGTTTACAAAAACATTACCTGAACCTGAAGCTGCTTCTCCAGGACTACATGGTGGGTGATTTGTATGACTATCTCCTACTCTACTAACGGCTGGCATGTTTAGCTTTTAAAGCCTCTCTTCTCTTTTCTTGTAAAATTGATTGTCTTAACTTTCTACCAATTGGTATGATTATAGAATGACACATCTCTTTACCTTTTTTACTGATATATTCAACACTTATTTCTTTATCTTTAAAATCGCCTTGTACGGCTCGTGTTGCTTTCTTTAAACTAATCTCTTCTTTTTCTTTTTCAACACCATCTGCGTTCCAAAACTTAAATAATCTCATTTTTTTCATAATTTCCTTTTCCGACTATTTATATTAGAAATCGCAAGTCATTTTTCCCGACTTATATTCTGTTTCAGTTATGTTTTGTGAATTTTCTACTGCTGATTCGGCGATTCGCTCATAATCTGGCGAAAGTTTGCAATTTTTAACGCTTTTTGAGCAACCGGACGCTAAAAAGAACAAAGTAAGAACAAAAAATATTAGAAATCGTTGAAAAATAAGGGTTTTTTTATGCATTTTTTTGAAAATAAGTGAAAATAGTGCTTGACTTTACTATTTATCTAGTGTAGGATGTATCCATAATGAAAAACAAAAGGAAAAACACTATGAAAACG